TTCTCTTATTCTTTGGTATATCATTGTTTGCACCTTAACAAATGCGTCCCGGCTTTCTTTCGCTTCCTCAACCGTGCAATCAGCAATGAAATTTTCCAAACGCTTGTATAATTCGTTCAACTCTTTGTCGCTCATTGCGTGCCGGATTGCTCCTACTTCATCAACAAACTTTCCCATCTTTACAAATCCTTTTAAGTTCTTCCAAATCCTTACGTTTCGGTTCTTCTGCGTTCTTGGTCGCATCAATCAAAGGCATATTGTTTGTTGTTGTCGTCCATCTTTTACCCGTTGCCGGGGACGTGTAAGTTACTTTGTAATATCCGTGTCCGGCAATCTCAAAATCAAAATCGTAAATCGTTGTTTTCATAATAAAATGTTTACTTTCCGGGAACCCGCCCGGTCGGTGTTTGTCATACTTTGAAAGATTTTGGCTTTATAGCTTCATTTAATCGGTTACCGAACCATCATTTAACCCTTTGTAGATACCGTTGCTTACTTTCTACTCTTACGAACTTAATCTTTCAACAGTCTTTTTGCATTTTGGTTAGACTGTGGGGTCTTTCGTTGTTTGACACTGCAAATATACGCATAGCATTTTAACTACCAAAATTTTTTCTTTTTATTTTCAAAAAAAAAACAATAAACCCGGAACGTTATACATTCCGGGCATAAATCAAAACAGCCTCATTTGTTTATCTGTTATTTTAGCAACAATTGCATCAACTTTGCGTTCCCAACTTTCTAACGTTGCCAATTTCTCCGGGGTTGGGTTCCGTTTGTAACGTCTTTGGCTATGCCTCATCTGTTTTATAGCATTTATAAAATCAGTATATGTAACCATTTCCTGATATTTAAAAACATATCCACCAGCTTTCCCCCTTTGACCTTTTAGGCATTTTGAAATACTAGTTCTATCGACCCCCAATATAATAGATGCCTCTATTATTGAATTAAAATACACATTAATTTCGCCACTTATTGCAACTATTTTTTTTTCATTATGTGATTTTCTGTTTTCTATACTTCTCTTTTTTGTGATAATATTATTCGCGTTTTCTACTGGTGTAACCCAACGCAAATTTGAAACATAATTATTCCTCTTATTGCCGTCGATATGGTCAACACATGGTTTGTTGTCCGAGTTCGGAATGAAAGCCGCAGCAACTAATCTATGTATTAATTTTGTAACATATTTATTACCGATACGTATATTAACCTGTTCATATCCATTAGAATGGATACATTTTTTTAGAAAGTTATTATCATGCTTTATATTCCCAAAATTTGATATGTAATACGATGGAAATATTTCTTTATATTCTTCAAATTCTAATCCCATAATCTATTATGTAAATAATTCGGTAAATTACTTTTTATCCAATCCATATTGTTAGCTAACATATAACGTCCAAAGTGCATTATCAAAGTTGCATCGCATGAATACATAGTTTGTTTTATCTCTGGATATAGTGATTGTGCTATATCTTTATATCTTTTTTTTCTGTCTTTTTTATCTTCATTTTTTATTCTTATCCTTAGTTTTTGCTGCCACGAAATAGGGGCTATTAGAACAAACGGTATTTCGGCGACGGTTATAATGGCTTTCAATTGCTCAAAGTTTGCAAGCATTTTTTGTATGCGGTACAATTTACCCATATTTACGCCATCGGCACCAAGCGTTACATCATCCGGGCGCACGCTCAATTTTTCCAAAAAGACAATTGGCGAACAAATGGTTTTCAGATATTCCAAATAATTACGCAAATCTGTTAAATCCTTTGGCATTTGTATTGCCTTGATATTTTGATTTGGTCGCCATGTTACAATACCGCCATTGCTTCCCGGGTCAATTCCCACTACTGCTGAAATTCTTATATTTTTTTCCATATATAACCTCCCGCTTTCTTTGATATCCCTTTTATATTATTTGAAATAGATGTTATAATTTTCATAATTAAAATAAAACTTGCTGTATTTGAAACTCAATTAATCTTTTCTTTGCTTGTTCATAATAAACCGGGTCTTTTTCAATTATAGTTAAATCAAAGCCCAATTTATGTGCGGCTATTGCATGGCTCATACTTCCGCCGTGCGTGTCCAATATCCTTTGACCGGGTTCTGCAAAATTTTGTAATAGCCATTCATATAATATTATTGGTTTTTGTGTGGGGTGTATCTTTTTTTCTTTGACTGAACTTTTACCTTGTAAATTTCCATAATATCTATAATCAAAACATTTTGCAGGGCAATTAAAATTAGTCCACGCAAACTCACCATCTGAAAAGTTAGGAACCGGATTTTGTTTGTACCAAAATATAAAACATTGGCATGGAGGCAATTTATAATAATTTCCACCCCATATTATACATTTATTAGAAATTCTGAAAAGTTCGTCAAAATAAATATCATTTGGTATATCATTATCCCAATTCTTTTTTTCATGCTTTGACCTTGCAGGTTTTGCAGCGTAATCAATTCCGTATGGCGGGGCAACAATTGCCAAATCAAAAGATTTATCACTTTGGGATTGCATAAACTCCATGCAATCCCCGTTTATTAATGTTATGTTTCCACATTTTTCAATTTTCATCTTTATATCCTCCCGCTTTTGTAAAATAACCTATTACGCCAATTATAAAGCAAACAATAAATAGTTCCATATTTAAAACTTCATGTAGTTATCAACTTGCATTTCCTCGGAAATCATCCGGTCAAATGCTTTTATAATCTCCTTTTTCCGGGCAACCTCAAACGCCGTAAAATCAATTTCCGGGCTTTCGGTTCCTTTTCGGCGAACTTGAAACGCTGTATATTGGTTTATCATTCCACGGGCTACACGCTGCATATACCGGGCAAACGCTTCTTTGCGGTCGTCCTCTTTAACTTGTACATCATCAGCCAACCCGCATTTTTGCAACCATTCATACAAAAACATATCATCAGTTAGCCCCAATATTAATTTCCCGGTGTATTTGTAGCAAAGGAAAATATAACGGTTCCGCCATTGTCTTTGTATCTCAAATTGCCGTATTTGCTGCGGCGTCATTTCGCCTTTTGGTTCCGGCAATACTTTAAACGCTTTGTCAATTACGACGTTCTGTTTTCGCTTGTATGCGTTCAATATCTTTGAAAGATAATCCGCATTGAATTGCTGATAATGATTTTTATCCGGGTTCCCGTGTTTATCTTTCGGCAAAAATTCGTCTAATTCCCCGGTCGTCGCCAACTCAAAAGCTATCTTAATATCCGCCAACGTCATATCAGAGTGATAACGTTTCAGAATATCCAACAACCGGGATTGTATATAATTCCAATCATTTTCATTCTGTGGTATTATATAACCAACGTCCATTGCTATACGCTTAAACAACAACGAAAGATTTTCAACTAATTTTGCATCGTCAATTTCCGCAATTGGTGTTTTTGTTGACGCTGCGAAAACATATTTTTCAACTGGGTTTAATGCTTTGGCAACCTCCGGCAATTGCATCATTCTACGGCGTACTTCAATGGCTTTTGTTCCGGGCTTGGTATTATATATTTCTAAAGCCGTATTTTCTTTTTTTTCAATAGCTCCCATATCAATCAAAATCATTGTTTAAATACTTCATCATATCCGCAATTTCTTTGCTGCTTTGCTGCTCTGTCTTTACGGAACGTTTCATTTTTTCCCATTTTTCGTATTTTTCGGGGGTTGAATCATATTCTAACGCCGCCCAACCTTTTGAAATGCTTTCTTTTATCAGAATCAGCGCAAATTCTTCCGGGTATTTACTCAAACCATTTAAGTTTGCTTGTATCGCTGAAAAACTCTTTTGCGACGTTCTCCATTTCGGTTGACACATCAAAATATAAAAGTTCCGTTTAAATTCATCGCTATCAAATGGGAATACAAGTTTTGCAAAGTAATTATCAACTTTATCAATTACTTGTTTTCTGACGTCCAACAATTCCGGGGTAAACCCATAAACAATACTTGCTTTAACTGTTTTTTCTTCGTTTGAAAAATTGTCTTGTGAAAATCCGTTTGGATTTTCTTTTGAGGCTTTAGCCTCTTTCTTTATAGTGTTATTAATATTATTATTATTAATATTATAGTCTTGTAGTCCGTTTTCGGACTGATTAAAGTCCGTTTTCGGACTGTTGTTTAGTCCGTTTTCGGACTGCTGTATATTAATATTATAGTCTTGTAGTCCGTTTTCGGACTGATTAAAGTCCGTTTCGCTTCTGTTCCATGTTTTACATTTTTCTGTAAATCTTAGATACTTTGTTTTCCCAAAAGAACTCAACTCAATAAATCCTCTGTCTGCAAGTTCTTTAATGTTTTTGTAAACTCTTTTAGGGATTGAAAAAAGCAACGGAAAATCATCTACCATTTTTGTTTCTGAATATTGATACCAAACAATGCCATCAACCGTAATTGTATTAGTCCACGTTGGCAATGTCATACACGCCGCAAGCGTTGTTGTTTGAACAATAGTCAGTCCATTTGCAACGGCGAATCTTTGGTCAATCAAAATATTGTAAGTCATAATTAAAAAAGAAAAGCCCCAATTAGAGCCGTTACACATCTAAAAGGGGCTTTGTAGCTAATTAGCAAATATCTTTCAATCGGTAACGGTCGATCGTTTTACGCCACAAATATAATACTTTTTTTTTATTCCAACAACTGTACGGGCTTAAATGCTTCTTTTACCGCAAACAAATTTCCCTCACTTTCGTTTGGAACAATCGTAACAACCGGATAACGGGAACGGTCGCCGGGCTTTTGAGAAACTGCAAATTGTACATTCATATCAAAGATAATTCCTTTTACAAATCCCTTTTCTTGCAATATTGCGTCGAATGTATCACGGATATTGGGTATTGTTGACGCTGTCCCCTTTGTCGTAAACTGCCAAACTCCGCCAACGCCACGCACCAACGGAATAATGAAAGTTACGGTTAACGTTACAATCCATCCGTCGCCGCCGTTTAATACGGCACGGTTGGGGTGCTTTTCCGCAACCCCCGCCATCAAATTGGGATAATCCTTTGTACTATATTGACAATATTGTTTTCCGTTCCATACAAAGAACGTTTCCCCGTCGCCGTATGCAACCAATTTACCCGCATCATCCCTATATTGATATTCTTCCCTGCATGACTTTTCCGGTTCATCATAAACAAATACTATTTGTATTGTTTGCGGTTTATCCCCGTATGCTTGATTAAATAGCCCTGCATATTTTCCGGTGCTTACAAAATAATCTATACTTTTAGGCAATCCCTTTTCATCTTTTATGCCAACTTTTATTTTCCCAATTATAGGTAATGATATTCTATTTATTGGTTCATTACGCATTATTCTACCTTTCATTTTGAGCCTCCTTTCTTCCAAATATATCCTCCGGCTGTGTGTCTTTTTCCTAATATTACTTTACTTATATTTTGCCTTTTTATTCCAGTAGCATTTTCAGCGTCTATTGCCCCATCGTACTCTGCAATATATTCCCCTTCAGAGGAATATTGTAAAACCTTCCTTTTTCTATTTTTGGAAATTCGTTCTTGCCTTGTCCCATATTTCAAATTGTATTCAATAGTACACCATTCAAGATTTTCCATTCTATTATTTAATGGATTTTCATCTTTATGATTAATGCAAGGCAAATTATTAATGTTAGGAATAAATGCTAATGCCACAAGTCTATGTACAAAAATTTTTTTTGCAACTCCATTAACATTTAATTCAACGTTATAATATCCCTTTACTATTCCTTGTTTTAATATTTTGCTTTTTGTTGATATAATAGTTTTTGAACAAATTGTATAAGGTCTTTCTAATGACCTTACATTACCATAGCTACTAACTTGATATATCCCTGCATATCCGGGAATGTCTTTCCAAATTTCATTTTCCATAATTGCCAACTTTTAAGAACTGCCAACAAATTAGAAATGGGGACGGGCTGTTGGCTTACCCTTTCGGTCGGTAGCTACTCCGACCTATCCCCATTGCAAATATATAAATTATTTTTTACTTTTGCATCATCTTATCGCCCATGTTGGCGAAAAAGATACGGGGGCGGGCTTTCCGCCCCTTGCTTTTATTTATTAAT